CTGAGCTCATCCTCCATGCGGAAGAGACCAGCCACAAACTCGAAGCACTAAAAATGGTGCTATCGGCGCAAATAGCTGGGGTAGTCGCGCAGAACGCTAGCGCGATCCTCTCGCTGTCGAGCGCGCTGGCGACTCTCACCGGCTCGATCATCAGGTTCCTCGGCTCCAATCCGCAGCTCGCGCTGGGCATCATCGGCGCCCTCCTCGGCGGCCGTGTCGGCGGAATTCCTGGAGCGTTGCTCGGCGGCGCGGCGGGCGCGCTGCTCGGCGGAAAAGTCGCGCAGAACGCGGACGAGATCAATGATGACCTGGCTGTTCGCAGGCAGCAGCTGATCGAGGCGCGAGACAGGTTGCACGCAGCCGAATCCAGCGGCGGTGCAGGCCCGGCGATGAGCGTCGCTGGTATTCAGACCGGCGGAGGCGCCGGACCGAACGTGGGCCAGCTTCGCAACGACCTCCAGCACCAGGTGGACCGCTACTATCAAGCAATTGCGGCAGCGAAAGCAGCGAACGCGCCTCTGCCGAAGGGCCCTGATATTCCGAAATTCCTCGCGGAGAAGGGCCCTAAAAAGAAGACGCCAGAGGACAAGAACGAAGAGGAAGCATTCAAGTTCGCGCAGGAAGAGCGCCAGCTGAACCTCCAGATCCTCGAAGCCAAGCGAGGGCTGGTCCACGACGTCGGCGGTCAAGCGGAAATCTCGCTGCAGATGCTCGACGTGCAACGGCAGATCAGGGACGCAGACATCGATCACAAGGTCGCTCAGGCGAAGAAGGACCTGGCCGAAAAGAAGATCACGCAATCGACCTATAATCAGGTCGTCACCGAAGCCGGTGTCGAGAAAGCGAAAGAAGGAGAGCTAATCGGTCTCCAGCGCAAAGCCATCCTCGAGCAACGGGACCAACAGCTCCTGCGGCAGTCGATCGAGCTCGACCAGCAGGGCTACGACATCATGAAGGGCGACCTCGAGAAGCAGCTTTCGCTGGCTCAAACGGCGGACGAGCGCCTGAAGATCGAGCTCGAGATATTGAACCTCACCTACAAATGGAGGCGAATCCTCGATCAGCGGATCATCGCCGAAAGCAAAGACCCGGTCGAAGTGCTTCACGCGCAGGCGGACCTCGCCGCGATCCCGAAGGACTATGCTCTCGACCGGCAGAACACGATCAAGCAAAATCTCGGACCGCTCGGCGATTACATACGTGGCCTCCCGACCGACGCTGCCAAATGGCAGGAGGCTCTGCAGGGCGTTGCGGTGAATGGCTTTGGCGCACTCGAGCAGGCGATCCTCGACACGGTGAACGGCACGAAAAAGCTCGGCGCCGCCTTTGCCGACATGGCGAAGAGCATCATTGCTGACCTGATCAAGATTGGCCTGGAGCGGACTATCATCGCCCCGCTAGCAAATGCTCTCTTCCCGCAAGCTGCGAGCGGAGGCGGCCTCGCGGGCGCGTTGGGCGGCCTTTTCGGCGGCGCCGGTGCTGGCGCCGGCGCGGGTGCGCTCAACCTGGACGAAGCCGCTGGGTTGTTCGGATTCGCAGCGGGAGGCTTTGTATCGGGAGCCGGCGGCCCGACTTCAGACAGCATCCCCGCGATGCTTTCTAACGGCGAGTTCGTGATGAACAGCGGCGCGGTGCGCGGCTTCGGCGTGCCTTTTTTCAATGCGATCAATTCGGGACAGATCAAGCCGAGCGACATCGCCGGCGGCGCTGCTCACCACGGCGGTGGCGGTCTAGGCTTTCTCAAATATTTGAGCCCGCTCGCGGCGATGGCATCGTCTAAAGGCGGCAAGGGGTTCTTGGCAGCACTGAGCCCAGCGGCATTTCTGGCGAGCAAGCTCTTCCACTTCAGCCAAGGCGGCTATGTCGGCGGTATTCCGATTTCGCGGCCCAACTTCGGCGGAATGCAACCGGCATTCGCTGGCGGCGGGTCGGGCATGGGCGCGCCCGTCACTTTCCATTTCCACAACCACGCCCGGATGAGCGACGGCGAAGCCAGGCGCACGGGGACACAGGTCGCGGCCGGCTTCAATGCTGAAATGGCCGCTGCGCGCCGCAAGGGCGTCGTCTAAATGCATATCGCGACGCAGCTCACGCAAAAGATCGAGATTGGTGCGATCCGCGTCGAAGGGCAGGATTCGCTCGAGGTTCAAACCACTGACGGCGGCAAAGAGGTTCGCAACCTCCGCGCAGCCGACGAGGCACGGGTGTGGCAGATTTCACTGCCGACCTACGACACTGCCGGCGATCTGACCGACTTCAACTCCGTGCGGCAAATGTGGAAGGATAGCGAGCGCGGGCTGCATACCTTCGATTTCTACGATTACATCGATGATGAGGTCGTGGTCGTTCGCTTCGGCAGCGCCGTGCAGATCACCGCTCCTGCGGGCCACCTTCGCCACATCGACACGTTCACGATCAAGGAATGCCTGGGTGAGTAGAACGGTCAGCGCGGCGATGGCCGGGCATCTGGCCGGGACCGCGCATACCCGCTGCAATATGCTGCTGCTCGACCTCCAGGACGGTAGCCGCATCGGCATCACCGATCACGATAAGGATCTGAGCTTCGACGTCGGCGACGGGCTCGTGACCTACAATTCGGGAACGGGCATCCTGATCAGCAACGTCGCATTGTCGTGCGGCCTTGAGGCCGACAACTTCGAGGTGAAGGGCCCGATTGCCGACATCGTGACGCGCGAGGGCGTGATCGGCGGCAGGTTCAATCGAGCCCGGGCGCGGCTGTTCGAAGTCAACTGGAAAGACCTGACGCAAGGCTACATCCCGATCCTCGCCGGGAACGTCTCGGAAGCGCGGGTCGAGGGCGGCCAGTTCGTCATGGAGATCCGCGCCGACGTCGACCGCTTCAATCAGACAGTCGGGCGTGTGATCACGGATCAGTGCGATGCGGACTTCGGCGATGGCATCCGCTGCCACGCGACGCCGGTCTCGATCATTGGCACGGTGACGGCCGCGACGGACGGGATGGGCTTCACGGTCTCGTTCACTGGCTCATATGCCGACACGTTCTTCAACAAGGGCACCGTGCAGTTTCTGACCGGCGCGCTGGCGGGAACTGCGAAGGTCGAAATCCAGAGCTGGACGGCCGCCGGCGTGATCCAGCTTTTCGTTCCCGTCGCTTCGATTCCGGCGATTGGCGATACCTGCACCATCCGGCAGGGCTGCTATGATCCGGCGACCGGGCAATCGAAGTCACGCGCGGCCTGCATGACGTTCGGGCAGATCCTCCACTTCCGCGGCTATCCTGAAGTGCCAGGCCGCAAGGCGCTGATGCCCGCCATTCCGGGGCAGTGACGTGGCGCGAAAAAGGAAGCCAACGCGCGGCGAGCAAGTCGCGTTCGCGGTGCAGTTTTGGGACAAGACACCCTTCCATCCGCAGGCGAAGGCCAAGGGCGCGGGTTGCGACTGCAAAGGCCTGCTGTGGGGCGTGACCGACGAGCTCGGCTTTCCCGAGGCTCAGAGCGAATATGCGCAGGCGATCGATTACAGCCTGTCGAGGCGTGACGGGATCCCATCGGCACGGCTGAAGGAGGGCTTCTCGGCGCTTTTCGACCTGGTCGACGACATGCGGGCGGGCGACGTGCTGCTGTGCAAATGGGACGGCCACGCGGGGCACATCGCGATTTTTGACGGCGAGCGGGCGTGGAGCGCGCTTCCCGGGAGCGGCGTGAGGTCGCGTTCGCTTGACGTGCTGTTTCACAAGTTCCCGCTCGACAGCATCTGGCGATGGAGGGGCGACAAATGATCCCCAAGATCGTCGTCACCCTCGCGCTGATGGCGGTTCAAACTGCGATGACGATGTCGCAGAGGATCAAGGGGCCGCGTCTCGACAGCCTGAAGACCACGACCGCCGACTATGGAACGCCGATTCCGCGTTTTTGGGGCACGCGCAAGTTCGAATGCCCGGTCATATGGGCCGCCGACCTGATCGAAACCCAGCACACGTCGAAGAGCAAGGGCGGTAAGAACACTCAATATAAGTATTTCGCCGACTTCGCGGTGCTCATCTGTGATCACCCGATCGACGCGGTCACAAAAATCTGGATGGACGACAAGCTCGTCTACCAGGCGACTTCTGCCGGGCCCGTTTCGCTGGGCGCCGTGGCCGGCCTCAGTGTCGGCGGCGCGATGAGGGTCTATCTCGGCAGCGAGACGCAGACTCCCGACCCGCTCATGGAAGCATGGACGGACGACAAATACGGGGCGAATTCGTGCCCGGCCTATCGCGGCTCGTCCTACGTCGTGTTCGACCATTTGCCGGTAAACAATTTCGGCAATCGCATCCCGAACATCACGATCGAGGCGGTGAGTTCAAAGACGGCCGCCTATCCTTGGGAGTTCACTGCGGCGCCGAGCGCGTTCAACGGTTGCCGCTTCTCTCCGGACGGAACGCGGCTCTATTCGATCGACTCTGATTTCATGGTGTGGGACGTCGCTAACCGCACGCTGCTGATCTACGAGACGCTCGCGTTCGGCATTGGCGTAAACATGCCTTATGCCTTCGCGGACGACGCGATTTACGCGACCGACATTACGGGCAGCGAGTTTTTCAGGGTCGGATTCGATGGAGGAATAACCGATCTCGGCGCGTTCGGCTGGCCGGGATGGGGATACGGCGTTTGGGAAGCTGGAGGGATGCTCTTGCTCGCGCCTGGTCCTGGCGGCTTTGCGGGGACAAAGCAGGCGCTTGCTGCCGTCGGGACAGCGCCGATCAGCGTCAACTATTATTCAAATTCATACTTCACGACCACCGATGGCAACGCGATCGGCCTCGGCACCACGACGGGCAATATTCTCGCCATTGGCCCAGCGCTCGCAAATGCCACGCTCGTCAACACCGCCGCCTATGGCACCACCGGGGCGGCGTTCGGATTCGACAATGGAACGAATTTCGTCGTTCGGCAGGGCACCTATCTGTTCTTGACGACGCGGACCGCTCCCTATTCGATTGTTTCCGCCGTCAACACCGGGACATCGACACCGACCAGCCCTGACGTTTTCTGGACGGTCAAACCCGGCGCGACTTCGTGGTGGGATGGCCTTACCCAACGCAATTCATCGGACCTCTCGGCGATCCAGACCGCAACCTTGAGCAATTGGTCTGGATCGACCCTCGGCACCGAGCATGGCGCCCCTATCTATTCCGTGGTTGACGACGCTCTTGTCAGTTTCACCACCGATCCCGGCATCATCTGGCGCTTCCTCAACCGCGTGGCATCGAACGGCGTCACGCTGCAGACGGTAGTCGATACCGTGGCAGGCTGGTGCGGCCTCACCGGGCAGGACACGTCGGCGCTGACGCAGACGGTGCTCGGATATTCCGTGAGCCAGGGCTCGGGCAAGGACATGATCGGCCCGCTGCTCGACATTCACGACGTCGACTGCCGCCCACATGATTTCATCGTCCAGTTCGTCAACCGTGGCGCCGCGCCTTCCGGCACCATCCTGACTGAAGACTTCGTGAGGTCGGGCTCCGAAGATCGCTACACCGTGACGATCACGCAGGACACGGATCTGCCGCGGAAGCTGACCTTCAACTTCGCCGACGTCGATCACGAGCAGCAGCCGAACAATGCCATCGCGCAGCGGCCGTTCGACGCCGTCGATACGACGCGCGAAGAGACCGTCGACCTCTCAACCTGGGCGGATCATGCCGACGGGGCGCAGCAGAAAGCGGACCGCTATCTGCAGCGCTCCTGGATCAGCCGAGACACGACTAAAAACAAGCTCACCGCGCAGCACCTCGCGTTTGAGCCCGGCGACGTGACGACGCTCTCGCTCGACGGCCGCATGCGCAACGTCCGCCTGAATAAGCTGACGATCGGCAAGGACGGCCTGCAATGCGAATGGGTGCGCGACGAAAGTTCGGTTGCGCTGCTCAATTCGGCGACAGCTGGCGCTCCGGCGAACAATCAGCCAGTGCAGACGATTTATGTTCCATCGCCGAGCAAGGGCTTCATTCTCGATGCTCCGCTCGTTCGTGACGCCGATAACGACGTCAACCCGGTAATCTATTATGCAGCCGGCAGCTACGGCGGAACATGGCCAGGCGCGACTGTCAACGAAGGCGTGGGCGGAGATTTCAGTACGATCTTCGCTTCGGTCGACGATGCTCACCGCGCGACCTGGGGTCTCGCCTCATCGACGCTCGGCTCGGCAAATCCGAACCTTTGGGACCGAGGCAACACGCTCAGTCTTTCCGTGTTCGGGACGTTGACGAGCGCGACCGAAGCCGAAATCAATGCCGACCCGTCGCTGAACCTCGTTGCCCTCGGCGACGTGGGAAGGTGGGAGTTTTTGCAGTTCGCTACGGCCACGCTGACTGGCACGAGCGGCAACGCCAACCTCTACACGCTCAGCGGCTTCAAACGCGGCCGGCGCGGCACTGAAGGGAACGTCGGAACGCACACCGCGGGCGACCTGCTGCTCGTGCTGAACGGGGCGGCAGCGGAGACCATCGGCACCGACCAGATTGGGATGGGGCTGGCGTTCAAGGTGCAGTCGCTCGGCCGCGATGTGGATTCGGCCGTGGAGATCGACCTGACCTTCGCGGCGAACACGCTCAAGCCCTATGCGCCCGCAAGCGTCAAATGGGCTTGGGATGGCACGAACCTCACGGGCACGATCACGCGCCGGACACGCGTTGGCGGCTCCTGGACGAGCGGCGGCGGCACGATTGCGCTCGGCGAGACCACCGAGGCTTATGAGGTCGACATCTACAACGGCGTTACGTTCAAGCGGACAATTCCACTGAGCGGCACGAACATCTTCACCTACACGGCGGCAATGGCTGCTGCGGACGGCATCACCCTGCCGACGCCGCCGAACATCAAAGCCTATCAGATCAGCTCGACCGTCGGCCGGGGCTTCGCGCTAGCGGCTTAGGACTAGTGCGAGCAAAAATAGTCCAGGCGGCACGATGATTGAGGTGGCGATGCCGATCGCAAATGTTCCGGGCGGAATAATCACGTTCATCGCGATCTTATTTGTGGCCTGACCGACCCGCATCAACAAGCGCTTTTCATCGTCAGTCACCCGCGCTGACTACCAGAAAACAGCAAGGAACTCTAGCGCATGACGACATCACCGCGCCTCGGTTACGCCGAGCTCGTTTCCGGCCAGGCTACGCCCGAGACGACGGTCAACGAGATCGCGCGCTACGTCGAGCAGGGCGCGAACACCTTCGCCTTCAAGAGCCGCACGACGACGGCCGAGCCGGCGGTGCCAGCAGACGGCGATTGCTATCTCGTGCCCACGTCCGCAACCGGCACACATTGGAGCGGCAAGGACGGAAAGATCGCCTTCTATGAGAACACCGCATGGGTGTTCCTGACCGCGAAGCAGGGGTTCGTCGCGACCGTTGCTGACGAGAGCAACGCTGCGATTCAGTACGGCGGCAGCTCGTGGGCGGCGCTGAGCGTTACGGCCGCCGCGCCCAACGTCCAGGCCGTGACTTCTGCGGCCACCGTTACGCCGACATTCTCCAACGACATGGTGAAGATCACCGCGCAGGCGGCCGCGCTGACCCTCGCCAATTGGAGCGGAACGTCAATTCCGGCGTGGGGAATGGCAATCCGGATCAAGGACAATGGCACGGCTCGGGCGATCACCTATGGCACCCAATACCGCGCTATCGGCGTGACGCTGCCGACAACGACAGTTGTCAGCAAGACACTGTATCTCGGCTGCATCTGGAACGCCGACGACAGCAAGATCGATGTCGTGGCCGTAGCGCAGGAAGCCTAGCTGTGGTGCCGTTCAAAGCGCTTCGGATGAGAAATCCATCGGCGCCAGCGCTTTCGTGGACGACCGTCTTTTCAATGACTCCCAACGACCATGAGGGCGGTTGGGCCGGGTTCACCATGCGCAATGCGATTGCCGCTTCCCTGCTGACTGACATGTCGGCGACGCAGATGCGGATCACTTTCTCAGTTTGGAATTCGGCTGGCGCCGTGCTGGTCTTCAACCATTGCTATTGTAACACGCGGGGCTCAGGGACTTGGGATTATTCTGGTGCGCCAGTTCAGGTCTTCTGGAACGGGGGCAACGCTGGATTTAGCATCACGGCGCCGGCCAGCATCACCAGCGATCCCTTCTCGATTGCCTACGACGGTACGCACGATCTCATCATAGGCGCCGACATGGGCACCAACTCAAACTTTGCGAGCCACAATTCTCTCGCCGGAACGTCGATCGGCTTCAAGTCCGGCGCCGACGGGTCAACCACAATTGCCAGCGGCTACAGCACTGATCCGCAGCACTGCTTCGTGACGAAAATCGAGGTCGCCTAAGTCTGAAGGTCGAGCCACCAGGGCAATCCGCCGCGGGCGAATGCAACGACGGCAACGGCGAGCAGAACGAGCACAACCAGCCAAATAGCACCGCGCAGCAACCGTAGCCTCCGTCACACGAGGGCCGAGCGCGGGCTCTCCTAATGCAAGATAATGGGTGAAGCAACCTAGTGCCGCCGGGGGGGGCGGTCATCCGGGAGGGTCAGTATGCGTGAACATGGGATGCTCCCGTGAGCGTCGACGGGTGGGCGTCGCTGGCTGGCGCAGTCGGCTTCGTGCCCGGGTTGCAATGGCTTTGGCGGCGTCTCGCCCGCAATCCGAAACAGGAAGCCGAGGCGCGCAAGCTCAACGCCGAGGCCGACGACCTTCTCGCCGACCGGCTATGGGCGGAAATCGAGCGCCTCGACCGCGATCTGAAAGAGGTGCGTTCCGAACTGGCGACGGTGAAAGCCGCCGCAGCGGACGAAAAGACGGCTCTCGAAACCGAGAATAAGCGGCTCCGGCTTGAGGTCTCCTTCCTCCGCAGGCGTGTCGAGCAGCTCGAGGAGATCATCAAGACGAAAACGACGCCGGCGGACATGCTGGCACAACTTGCCGAGATCGACCGCAGGACGGCCGCGCGAGACGAGCCATGATGCCGTCGCCCGCCTGCGAAGGGCTGATCCGCGATGCCGAGGGCCGCAGGCTCAAAGCCTACCAGGACAGCCGCGGCGTTTGGACAATCGGCATCGGACACACGCGCGGCGTCAGGCCGGGCATGACCTGCACCGAGGCGCAGGCAGAGACCTGGCTCGAGGAAGACTTGGCGGAAGCTGAGGCGGCTGTGAATCGCCTCGCGCTCCCCTGCACGCAAAATCAATTCGACGCGCTCGTCAGCTTCGTCTTCAATGAGGGCCCGACCAAGTTCGCAGGGTCGACCCTGCTGCACCTTCACCGGGCGCGCGATTATGCCGCTGCTGCCGGCGAATTCGGCAAGTGGATCTACTGCGATCACAAGGTGCTTCCCGGCTTGATCAAGCGCCGCGCGGCCGAAGCCCACCTTTATCTCGGCGAAGCGTCGTGAGCTCGCTGCGTAAGCTGCTCGCCATCCGCGATTGCGGCGATGCGCTTCCGGGCGAGTTCGTACGGTGGGCCGGGCGCAAGGGCGTCGGCTTGATCGTCGCCAAGGTCGAACACGGCTTCACGTGGGTTTCGTGGCCGAGCGGCCGCAAGGACTATCTGCCGGTGACGGTCCTTCGCCCGGTCAAGCACCGCGGCGAGATGTGGGATCGGCGGCCGTGAAGCGCGTGGTCAGGCGAACCTACACCGGACCGCGCCCTTGGGAGCAACCGACCGCCGCGCCCTTCAGCGAGGTTGCCGATTGCACGCGCGGTGAGCTCCGGCTTGCCGCCGAGGTAGCGCTCGCCGAGCTGCACGCCATCCATGTGCCGACGTTCGCTCACGAGCGCGCTGTGGCGACCCTGAAGGCGGTGGCGTCGTGAGCCCCGGGCAGTTCATCGTCGCCGTCTGCCGGGCGTGCCTGCGGCGGGAAGGGCTCGCGTTCTTCGCGCTCGCGATCTCGCTCGGCGGCGCAGGCGTGCTGTCGTTCTTCCTCTACGGCAACCTGCTCTATTTCCGGCAGCACGGCGCCACCAACGAACTGTTCTACATCTCGTGCGGAATGCTGGCGCTGATCTCGATCGTGCTGATCAGCTCGCACCGGCTGCTCGGCTCCAAGCTCGCGATCGAGGCCGAAGTGCTGAGCGCAAAGCTCAAGATCGAACAAGGCGATGATAGCGCTCCGTAGCGCGTTGCTCGCGCTGACCCTCGCCACCGGATTCGGGACTCGATACGACGATCACTGGCCGCCCGCTCGCTGGCGGGGCGTTGGCACGACGTCGGTGCTCTATGCCCGATCGCAGGAAACCGTCGACCATCTTTGCGGCCGCGCGCCGAAGAACATGACGACTGAGGCGTGCGTGACGACTCAGGGGGTCGAAGTGCTGCCGGACCCCTGCACCTACCCGGGCGAGTACGCGCGGATCGTCTGCCACGAGAATGCGCACCGCTTCCGCAATTGGCCAGGAGATCACCCGCTATGAGACTCTTCTTTGATCTTCTCGGCGCCGTTGGGATGCTCAGCGTGGCAGCTGGCGTCCTGATCTGGTTCGCGCCCGAGGACAATTCGGAGAATTTGGCGATGGCGCACTTCATCGCGCTTTTGCCGCTGGGACTGGGCGCCATTCTCCTCCTCATCTCCCTCATTGGGCGAGTGGCCTGATGCCCTGGCTTCTCGCGCTTGTCGAAGGCTGGCTTGGCCCGAAGTTCGCCAGGTTTGCGCGGCCGCTGATCTATCTCGTCGCTGCTTTGCTACTGGCGTTCGCCGCCCTCGTCGCAGTGAAGATCCATGATCGCCGCGTCGTCGCTACCGCGAACGACCGCCAGGGCGCGGCCAACGCGAACGCCGACAAGCACGCCGACGACAACGCAGGCGATCAGCGCGTCACCGATGCGCTCCGGCTGCAGGACGAAAAAACCAAATCTCAGGAGGCGATCAATGAAGCTCATCGCAGCGGCGCTGATCCTCGCGCTGCCTACTATCAGTGCGTGCGCAAACAACAGGCCGCCCGCCACGCCGGCCAGCCATCCCCCGCTTGCTGACCTAGTCTGCCCCGCAGAGCCTGACATCGTCGCGGCGATGGCGGCCGATCCGACCGGGCTTTCATGGGACAAGGCCGTGCGCGAAGCCGGTCAGGCATGCCGGGATGCGCTCGCCCGCGTTTGCCGCTGGCACGTCGAGCGCGGTGCAGATGCGGCCTGCCCGAAGGTGCTCAAGCCATGAACCTCGCCGATTGGTTTCGACGCGAATTCCTCGCGGTCGAGCACGCCGCCGAATCCCTCGTCCACACAGCAGAGAAGGAACTCGAAATGGTATCCCAAGCATTTGCCGACGCCATCGCACGGATCAAGGCCGCGCTCGCGTCTCACGCTGACCAAAGCGCTGCCGACGCCAAGACGATCAGCGATCTTCAGGGGCAGCTGTCCGACCTGCAAGCGAAGTGCGCCGGGCATGAAGCGACGATTGCCGACCTCACGCAAAAGCTGAGCGACGCGACCTCGCAGATCGCCGACATGGAGCAGGCGCTGCTCGACGCAGCTCCGCCGGCGGCCTAACCGATGCGCGCGCTCCGGCCGGCCATTGCGGCATTCATCGTTGCCCTCGCAACTCCGGCCGGGGCGGCGCTCCCTCAACTCTCTCTCGCCTGCGGCTCGGCTCCGGCTGGCCAGGACGTTCCGTGCTCGATCAGCCGCGTCTCGGGCGGCAAG